ACAAGTGGCGTAGAGACCGAAGTGGCAGGTGAGACTGTACAGTCTTCCGCTAACCCAGATGTAGACCCACAGCCACCTGCTGTATTTTTGGCTGATCCACCTGCTATTGGCCGTGAGACTCAGAATCTCTTAGATCAACGTGCTATTTTCCGCAAAAACATCGAAACTCAAGTAGGTGAAGTCAATCAAGAGATTGATCGCGGCAACCAGAAGCTCGCGGAGTTAGAACGCGCCGCTCAAATTGCACGCATTTCAGGCAACTACGACAGTTACACCAACTTTAGAAACCAAGCTGACTCGTTACGTAGTCGTATTGTTACTATGCGTAACACTGCTAGCGCAAGTTTGCGTGAAGGCCAGTCTAAAATTCTTGAGTTTGATAACAAACTACGCTACATGCAGGGTATGCAAGCTCTACAAGACCTGACTTATGGCTCTACTGCTCGTGCAGGTGCTGTGTTATCTGACTATGCGGGTGTCCCAGTGCAAATTGTGCCACGTACCGATGGTAAGTTTGACGTACAGATTAACGGTGAGACTCAGGCTACATACAGCAGTGCGGAATTAGCTGACAAACTACAGTCCACGTTCAGTTCTGCTTACCGCGAGAAAAAGATTGAGACTGCTAGAGAACGTAACAAGTACCTATTTGAAGCGGGTGTTGACCTTGAGTCAGCGTTGGCTGAAGAACAAGCTAAGATTACTGGACGTATCCAAGAGGAAGCTTTAGCACAAGCCCAAGCTTTGTTATCCTCGGCGGAAGCATACAAGAGTCAAGCACAAGTACAGTGAGGTAACACATGGCTAAAGCTGGCCTTTCATTCAGTAGTCCTACCCTCACAGCGATGGACATTGAACCTTTAGGTAATCCATATGACCCAACACCTGACATCGGGTTGGGTAACCTTACAGGTAAAAGGCAGTCTTTGGAGCAAGGTACGAAGGAAGCGTTTGGTGAGGCTATGTCTCAGTTCACGTTCCCAGACCTCAAGGCTCCACAGCTAACAGGCCCTAACGTACTGTACAGTCCATCGACTAAGCAGTTGTTTGTTAACGGTTCTTTGTTTTCTGAAGACGACGCTGACGCTGCTATTCAGTCTGAAACTTTCCTAGACGGCCCTCGCCAAGAAACACCTGTTGATTCAGCCGGTGACTGGAGACGTTTGTCGCCAGAAGAATACGGCACTTACATGCGTGGTATTAAAGACCCTACCATCGGTCGCGTTTGGAACAAGAACTTTGAGACAGGTGTAGCCACGGGTAAAGATTTTATCGGTAGCCTCGGTATCCTTGCAGGTGCAGACCCAACAGAAGGCTGGGCGGCAGACCTAAGAGCCGAAGCGGCTGAGACTCAGCGCAAAAATTCTCCATACACATACGAGTTCACAGATGTGGTTGAGGGCGAAGACGATCTAGTTAACTGGTTCGTTGGTAGCGTAGCATCTACTACTCCTATTATTTTAGAGACCATTATCGGTACAGCGGCGGCGGCTTTATTCGGTACTACAGTTGGTGCAAGTGCCACATTGGCCGGTGCAGGAGCCGCTATCGCTGGCTTGACAGGTAAAGCAGCGTTTAAGAAGTCGGTAAAAGAAGCGGCAGAAGCATACGTCAAAGAAAAGGCGAAAGGTAAGGACGCAGCTAAAGCGTTCCTCAAGTCTGAGCAGGGTAAAATCCTCAAGAGCGCATCTGGTATCGCAGCGGCCACGACTTTTAACATTGCTAACAACTCTGCTATCGGTACTGCCGACATCTATGGTGAGCTACTAGACAACGGTGTAGACCCTAATGACTTTGGTGCGAAGGTAACAGCCATCGCCGGTTCTATCCCATACGCCGCCGCGTCAATGGTTCCTGAGTTCTTGCTCGGTGCTAAGTTACTAGGTGCTGTAAGTGCAGGTTCCGCAGGGGGTATAACGCGTCGCGCTCTAACAGGCGCTGGTGTCGGTGGCGTACTTGAAGGTACATCCGAAGCAGTCCAAGAAGGCATCGTAATGGGTGCAGGTTCTGCATACGGCAAGGACTATAGTGATGAAGCCATCGCTCGTTTGGTCAACTCATTCGCCGCAGGGTTTGCAGTGGGTGCTCCAATCGGTGGTGTTGCCAACCTCAAGGGTAGAAAAGAAGCAGACCTACTTAAAGGTAATACAGAAGCCGCACCTCCTACTCCTATGGCCCCAGACGAAAGCGGCCAGATGGAACTATTTACAGAGGAAGAGACTGTATCTACTGATCCTCTAGTCGGCCCACGACCTGTAGTCCCCGAAGACACAACTGCAACGCAGGTGGCGCAACGTGATGAGTTACTTGATGAACGTCGTAGACTACTAGACTTTATTGATCGCTCTGAACAAGAGGCGGCACGTGGCTACCCAGAGATAACGCCAGAACGTTATAACAATATTCGTACACAAGTAGAGCAGGCACGCCAAGCACTACAGACTGTTGACCAGTCTATTGCGGATTTAGGTAACTTACCGCCACGTGCTCAAGCAACGGCAGAAAGACAGCAAGGTCAGCAAGCACTATTCGGTGGGGCAGAAGAGTCATTTACACCTGTTGATCCTGTACCTACCGTGCAGACTCCGCCCGCACCTGTATCCGATGTAACGAGTGCAGTAGAACAAACCGCTGCGCAACAGCCCGTACAAACACAACCAAACTTGTTGCAACAACGTATGCAAGAGGCCGCAGCAACCAACCGCGAACAGCAAATCGAGCAAGAAAAAGCCGCGATGGAGTCTGAGCGTGCAGGACAAAAAGCTGAAGAATTACAACGCTCTTTAGACCTTAGCGTCGCGGAGCGAGACATTGCAGAAAGTCAAGGTTTTGGTTTTGACGACACACCTATTGCTCCGGTAGAGCAGGTTGAGCTACCTACTGTACCTATGAAGGTCACACCACCACGGCAGTTAGATTTGTTCCGTGGCAAGGTTAAGTTGCAGAAGCCTACTAAAGCCGAACAGCGTCTAATCAACAAGGCTAATCGCTTTAAGCGTAAGCAAGAGCGTGAAGCGGCGGCGCAGGCAGCGGTTGAACAGCAGATGCAGGGTACGCCAGCGCAACAAGCACAACGCGCAGGTCAGCAAGTTTTATTTACGCAGCGGGGCGAACCGTCAGTAGCGGCACTTAGAGCCGCCGGTGTTACACAACCAACAACTGAGCCAGAAGTTACGCAGACCACACCTGTTGAAGAGCAAGCAGTCGCACAACAACGTCAAGAAGCAGTGGCTATCCAACAGGCGGAACCTGTTGTTGAAGAAGCAAAAGCTGAAAAGATTAAGAAAGGTACTAAAGCACAGGATCGTAAGACTGACGATAATATGTCGGCAGCGGAGACGAAACAGTTTAACCCTGCGCAAGAACCTACACTGGTTGATCGTCGTGACCAAGCTGATATTGCTGAAAGCTTACCGAAGGGTAAGTCCCCTATCTCTGGTGGCGAGCGCGAAGCAGACATTACAACGCCATCTACTGTCGCTAGGAAGTTCCAGAACATTAACTACGAAGACCGTAGACCTGTTGTAAATACAGCAGTTCTTACTGAGCAAGTAGTGCAGAGCTACGGTGCGGCTATCCCTAACATCCAAGTGCATACTGGCACTGGCGTCGAGCAGAGTGTCCGTTACCTAGGCGCACACCACAACGGTGGCGTGATTGTTACTGAACGTATCATTCAGAACTTTGGTAACAGGTTTAGTGCAGACGCAGAGTTACTCCCGCGCTTACTAGCACACGAATTAGGCCACGCTGCGCACTCACGTTTGGGTGATATGATTAACAAAAACAAGCAGGTACTTGCGGAACTTCCACAAGTTGAGAACTATCTGTACCCAGAGTTGCGTGAAGAGATTGTACGCGCAGAGGCGGCAGGTCTGTCGGTAGACGCAGAGTTCTTTAACTACTTGTTGTCACCTGAAGAACTTATTGCTGAGTTCAACGTATATCGTCTCAGCGATCCTGAAGCTAGGCAGGTTGCCCCTGCGCTATCTGAGTTATTAGAGTCTGCGGCTAACGCAGATAACCTAGTTATACCGCGCAAAGTATTTCCAACAGGGTGGCGTTACATTGACCCACGTACTGTTAAGCCCACACGTGGTATGACGCTAGCCGACTTAGGAGTACAGCAAGATGCCGTTCCAGAGCGAAGCGCAACGGAGATGGATGCGCAAGAACAACCCGAAGTTAGCGAAACAGTTCGAGAGCGAGACACCCAAGAACGCGAAGTTACCGGAACGGAAGAGACCACCGACGAAGGAACAACAGCGCCAACGGGAGAGGTTGTTGTCACAACAGCGCCGCCGCCAAGAGATTACGGGCGGGAGGAGACTGGTGTCGAACTCGATGCGGAAGCCGAGACCGTCAGTGAAGTTGAGCTAGACGAAGACCTCGATCCAGAGTCAGAAGAGTATGAAGTAGCTCAGTTAATTAAGGACTTTGAAGAAGGCTCTCGTGTATACGACAAAGAGTTAACTGCGCTGTCACTGTTTGACTATGCATTTTTCTCAGGCTCTGATACTGACCCAGACTTTGTCGCGGCACGCGCTCGCGCCAAGGCTTTTGTAATGTCAGTAGGCAAGTTCTCAGAAGGCGAGTACAAGATACTCGACAAAGTATTCTTCAAGATGGCTACGCAAGAGAACTCACGTTCGTCTACCCAAGCATGGTACGACTACGCGGCGAAGCGTAACTTGTATACTGCACTCGACGATGTAATGCGCATCACTGGTGCACCGCATCAAGAGTTAATGAAGAGTGGTAAGCCTGCACGTGCTCGCACAGCAGTCGAAGAGAAGTTAGATAACGATCAGCCGCCAACTAAGACTACCCGTCAGGCAAACAGCGAGCGTTTGGAGACTTACTTGAACGCCGCCCTACGTGGTGAGGCCATTACTAACATCACTGGGCCGAAGTCTAATGCTGTCAAAGAGATCAACGAGATGTTCAGCAAAGCTGACCCAGAGCACATCATGGCTCGCGGAACACAGCTCAAAGAGTATTTCGATAACGGCGCACTAAAGATCATCCAAGTAGACGCAGGCCAGTGGATTCCCACTGTTCAGAAGCCAGATGCTCAGCGTCAGGCCGAGGTGCTACAAACCTCAACAGAAAACCGTAAGAAGGCCAAAGATGTACTGCGCAAGCAGGCTCGTGAAGAAGCAGAACAAGCGGCACGAGAGCGTCGTTTAACGGGTGAGCGTCCAACTTCTGACATTGACCCGTTTGAGGCTACAGATCAGGACGAGGGTAACTTCTACCGTTTCGATGGCAAGCCCATCGACCGCACAGTACCCAAGTTAAAGATAGCAACTATTGCTAAACAGATAACAGGTAAGTTAAAAGTTAAACCGACCATTACAGTGGTGTCTAACCGCGAAGAGTTACGCACTAAGTTCCCAGAACTTTTCGACCGCGCGGCGGCGGCAAGACCTAATGGCGATTTTGAAACTACTAACGCAGTTGGCTACTCAGTAGGCGACCAAGTAATTATTTTCTCTGACTTTGCCCGTACAGAAGAGCAGGTTAAGTTTGTAATCGCACACGAAACTCTAGGCCACTTTGGCTTCCGCTCTATCATGGACAACGCCGAACTTAGTAAAGCGATGGGAGCGGCATACGAAGCAGACACCCACCTACAAGCGGTTGTAGATCGCAACATAGAAATGGGTATGGATCGTAACGAGGCCATCGAAGAAGCACTGGCTGACCAAGCGGCTTATTTAGAAACCAGTACGCTGGCGCGTGTATGGAACTTTGTTAAGGAAGCACTCAACCGCATCTTTGGCATTCAGTTACAAGACGACATGGCCCGGTACATCGTCAATCAATCACGCAGAAACTTGTTGCAGGGCGACAGTGGGGTAGTGAGTGCTACCCAGCTAAGATCAAACATTGAAAGCTTAGCATCTGCCAACGAGTTGGGACGTTATTCACGTGATGACGGCGACGTATCGAACGCCGCATCTGTGTCGCTAGCACTACAAGGTAATAACCAAAGATCAGGCCCAGCGGGTGGATTCCGAGGCGTAGCTGAAGTGGTTAAGAAAGCGGCTACCCTAGATAACTGGAATGATACTAAGACATGGATTGGTGAAGTACTTGAGAATGTACAGTCACTAGATAACTTGGCTAGTCGTAGCCTTGGACTACAGGAAATCTTCCATATTTTCCAGTCTCGTGCCAACCGTGCGCGTCGCTACTTATCTAAGTACGAGCATATGACTAAGTTCTCGCACAGCTTCACACCATCAAGAGAAGAACTTAATCAGGCAGGACAACTACTTGCATATGGCGCACTCCACAAACAGCGTCAGGTATCAGAACAATCAGTACGGGACATCCCAGACCTAGTACGTATGGAGAGAGGTCACGTTCGTGTAGACCGTGAAGCGTTTGAGAGAGCGCAGGCACTTGGCGAGTTGTCGCGTGAAGATTTTACAAATGGAATCCTTGTGGAGATTGGTGACCCCGATGCAGGTACGTACGAAAGTAAGGTGTGGAAACCCGAATTTGAAATCAACGATACCGTCTGGAAAATCTACGAAGAGCAACGTGCAGCGGTTAATCAGTCTGCTGTTGACGTTCTCCAGTCAACCATCGAAGGTGCGATAGCACAGCGTGAAGAAACTATCAGTGGGTTCAAGAATACCTACCGAGGTAAAACAGGTGCTCGCCTAACTGACTCCGATACCTACGTACTACGGTTAGTGATGGATCAGTACATCAAGTTGTACCAAGAAGGTGCTGTTCGTGAAGGCGGTACGCTAACTTATAAACGTGAGTCAATGGACAAGGCCAAGTTGTTCCTACGTGAGATCAACCGAGCTATGTACATCCCAGATAAAGTCGAAGACTGGAAGCAGGGTCGTGCAGGTGAAGGGGCGGCTGAGTTCCAAGGTGCTGAATATCAGGAAATTATTGCTGGCCTTGAGTCAATCAGTAATAAAGAGCTACAGAAAGGTAGTGCAGATCGCATTACATCTGCCATCGGTAACCTCTACTTACTGGAAGTACAAGCGTCTAACGCTCAGTATCAAGCCAAGCGCACAATTTCAACATCTTATGTTCCATTTACAAGGCGCGGTAACTGGCAGATCACTGTAAAAGCCTATGACGAAAACGGCAACGCAGTGAAGCTAGATGAAAACTGGAAGTCTGTAATGCCATTCTTCCAAGCTGAGAACAGGGCAGATGCACGTGAGATCGAAAACGAAATTACTACGGCCTATGGCGATACTGAGTTCACCATCACTGATGCTGATGGCGCAGAACGAACCGTAACCTTCCGCGCTGCGACCGCTAAGTCTCGTCAAGGTACTGTATTGGGACAGCAGTTTAGTCTGAATGATTTCGTCAACACGTTGACACGCTTGGATGTAAACATTAACCCAACTGAGCGTGAGAACATTATTAAGGCGTTGACTAAGCAGTCAGAAAAAGCGCGTAGAAGTTTGGAGCGTACGGGTACTGCGGGTTGGGATCAGGACGTTGTGAGAAGTACGTCTGAATATCTTGAGATGCAAGGCCATGTGGCGGGGCAGGTTTTCTACCGCCATCGTATGAACAACATCATGCTTAACGACAGCATGTGGCGGGGCGATGCTAAGCTTCTCAACGATTTGTACAAAGCCGCTACTGAGACTGAGGGTAAGACCCCAGAGCAAATTCGTAAGGCACAAAACGACTACGACAAGTACGCTTACATGTACCAGTTCATGGCAGACAGCAGTGACCCACAAGCTACCAACCGTAAAACGGGCGAGAAGATGAATAACATCGGGCGAGGTGAGGACTACCGCGCCACTGCACTGAAGCTACAACAATGGTATGCGGACACAGCCAACATCAACGACTCAACTGAGGACTTATTGTCAGGTGAAACCGGATCACAGCTAAAGATGTGGACAGTTATCTCGCAACTCGGTGGCTCGGTAGCATCGGCGGGTATCAACTTGTTCTCGCTAGGAACCCACGCTATCCCATTCTTGGGTACATACAACGAGGCTCGCGGTTTTGGTGGCGGATTCGGTATGGCTAACGCGGCTAGAGAAATCCAACGTGCGGCGCGTAACTTGTGGAAAGCTAATCTTGCAGACGCAACTGAATACGACAAGATCATTGCTAACACTAACCCATTGAAAAAGTATGGGATTACTAGAGATGAGGCGTTGTTCCTTCAGTCGGCTACTGAAGAAGGAGTGTTGCAGTCAGCACAGGCTAACGCATTGATCGGTACAGCCCGTGGCGGTATCCACAGCAACAAGTTGCAGAAGGGTATTCAAGCGTGGATGTTTATGTTCTCGTACACAGAACAGCTTAACCGTCGAGCAACAGCACTAGCGGCGTACCGCTTGTATATCAACCGTGCCAAGGCAGGTTCACCAGAGTTTGAGTCTCTGCCGCAACAGCAGAAAGACGCACTAATGGAGCAGTGGACACAAGAAGCATCTGACTTCGCTCGTAACGCTGTGAATACTTCACAGGGTGAGTATGGAATGTTCAACCGCCCAGAGATGGCTCGTGGTAACTTAGGTCAGTACATCTTTATCTACAAGCAGTTCCAAATTATTACTGTGCAGATGATGAAAGGCATGGATACGAAAGGACGACTAGCCTTCTTAGGTATGTTGTTCATCATGTCTGGCCTAAAGGGTATCCCATTCGCTGATGACCTCATGGATTTGATCGACACACTCGCTCAGACCTTCGGTATCAAGATGTCAAGTATCGAGGAATATGTTGCCACGTTGTCGAACGAGATGATCCCCGGATCGTCACCGATCTTACTACGCGGAGTGGTGGATCAATTCACAGCCGGTACATTCTCTACCCGCTTAGGTATGGGCGACATGCTACCGTTGACTGAAGCGTTTCTCGCTGGCGCCGATACAGGTCGATCAATCACAAACTTCTTGGGGCCAATTTGGTCAGGGCTTGAAGGTGCAACCGCTTTGGTCGGCAACACGGCTAAGTATGGGGCGCAGGTAGCAGGCTTCCGTGATGACACAATGAGTTTCACATCGATTCTTAGAGACCAACCTGTGTCAGCCATCCGCGCGTTGGCTGATGCATACACCTACTATGATAGTGGTGCAGTGGTAAATGGTCAGGGTAAGGTGATTGATCCTAGCGCAAGCGTAGGTCAGATCGTATGGAGAGCATTAGGCTTCTATCCTGCTGAGGCTACACGCCAGAACGACATTGTTCGTATTGGTAAACGCCATGCGGCATACGTTAAAGACCTCAAGTCTTCGTATACCAATGCTTATGTCAAGGCCATAATTGAAGGCGACATTGACCGTGAGATTGAAGTCTTGCAGATGGTGGACGATTGGAACCTGATTAACGCAGGAACACGTTGGGAGTTCCGCAACTTCGAACGTACAGCCAAACGCGCGGCAGATGCGGCATTGATGCCGACTGCTAAACGCTATCTGAAGACTGCACCAGTTAATCTAAGACCAGACTTAGAAATCCTGATGGAGATTTACGGCGTAGAAGCCGATGAAATATCGGCTCTAGTACAGTAATTACTTAACTACTTGTAGTTGCCCGTAAGTAATATCATCAGCCAACACATCCGCGTTCTCCAACAATGATTGGAAGCGTGGGTGCGTTAGGTTGAATCCAATTACATAAGACTGTGCCAACTTAATCGGGGTGTCCTTACCAAGTGATGCCTTGTTTGACTTCGGTGTAGCCAGTGCATTCTCGTCAGCAAGTTCTCCTTTGAGTGTCTTATAGTCCGCACCGCGTACTGACAACCATTTGCGGAAGTGAGTCCGATCAACTAGCAACGTACCCTTATCGAATGGTTCCGCCGCAGACTTGCGGAATACATCAAGACGTACTCGTATGTCACCCCTTGGTATCCTAGCGAAATCTGGTTGCGGCGGTTGACCTACGGTATGCATAACAGTTACCTGTGCATCAGCACAATCTGCCATGTACTCTGCTATTAGGTCGAACGCGTCTGTCTGGTTCTCTTGTACTGATCGGCGGATAGCACCAATCTGAGCCAGTACCCACTCTGTTGCGTGTTCGTAGTTGAACTTAATCAGTCCCCAGTCCGAGGCTAACTTCATCGCAAAGTCAGATAGGATAATTGCCTGCTCCCAGAAGCGTTCCTCTCCGGAAAACTTAGCCCGATACTTTGCATGGAATTTATCTGATGCTTCCGCGATGGCGGCCTGTACACCTTCTTCACCTAGCTCAAGAAGTTTGCGTATGAATATACGTCCGACATGGCCGTAGTTAGAATGAATGGCCTGATAAATTCTCTTACCCGTGGACGTATCCCGTGTGAATATGTCACTAGATGGGACAGTAACTTCTAATAAACGAGCCATCTGTGCGTCGGTATCTAAACCAGACGCAATTAGTTTACTTTGTAGAGACTTGTTAGTAGATACAATAACCGGCGTTGCCCAAGTCTTCGCTTCACGTTCTTCAGCGTTGCGGTTCAGTCTAGCTTTGTCTCTACCTTGAGTAACCCAGTAACAGAACTCACCGACTTCCTTATCGTTCATCATGGTAACTTCGTCGATAGTCAGCGGTAAGTTGGCGTATGTACCAAGTCGTGTGAACAAGCTGTTCTGTGTGTACTTCGCGGCAAAGTGGAGCTTATCGGGATCGCCAAATATAGACTGCACCCAATACTGTGCTAGTGATTTACCCCCACCAGTTGCGCCATACAGCGAAACTGTTAAGCCTTTGAGACCTGTGAAGTTGTATAGTGGTGCTGACAAGCCGACACCTAACGCAAACATGTGCGCTTTTAGATCGCCCTTCTCAAGCACTTGCGTGAGATTAACCCAGTTATCTAACGTACCCTTAGTGGAATACATCTCTGATCCCTGCTTTTGCACGCCAGATGCTAAGTTAATACTCTCTTCTGTAACGCTACCGTTAGCATCACGTTTAAAAATTGTGTCGCCGAGAACGAACGCCGTGTTGTTTTCCTTCCAACCCATATTTGAATACAGGTTTGTCATGGCACGGATTTGTCTCAACTCATCCATATATGTACGCAACATAAGCTGAAAATTCTCCGTTTGTTTTTTGTTGTACAACACGATACCTTGGTCGGCTATCGCAGTTGCAAACTCCCTGCTAGTACCTTCGGCTAGATAAGCCTGACGTAATGTAAGTTCCTGCCAACCCATATGGGGTCTGTTCCAGTGGTATCTAACTGTCTCGTACCCTAGAGACTCGTCCTTACCATAGCCCACGGGGTATAGATCGAACTTACATATATCAATATCTGTCCCATCGACATTCATTTTTATGCCATCGGAAGTACGTTTGAACGGCTTCGGAACCGGTACGGTGTTGGCAACTTGATCCACAGGTTGTTGTGGTGCGTCTACTTCTTGGTACTGAATACCTAGTCTCGCAGGGGAACCGATTTTCCCCTCATATTTACAACCCTTGCATCCTTCGGGACGGTCACATGCAAACTTAGCACACGTTGTTGGGCCAGTAGTTGACTTCTTCCAATGCGCTAACTTGCGTAGTGTTTCTGGCTGACTGAATGAAGGGTGATCTCTACTCCATTCAATAGCTGTATTCTCAGGGTCAACACAGTGTGCGGCTACACCAATCAAGTCATACCACAGTGGCTCATCACACTCGTCTTGGTGTTCGATAGCCCAGTTAATCTGCTTACATTTACTAGCCACAACAGAGGCGACAGCCGGTGGAAACTCTTGTTTTACCGACAGATTATCTAACAACGTGTTCTCACGTGTGTGACTTAGCCCCGCCGCAGCGGGTGTGCTGAAGTAATAACTTAGCTTTGCCTTCAGAGTCAGAACATCAACAGGCGGTGCATCAATAATTACTTCTACTCTAGCTCCACCTTTGCGGTTATGTGTTCCGACAGGACGTAACACCCTAGCACTATCCGCAGGGACAGCAGGGTCAACATCAAATCCTTTGTCAACACAGGCTTGCTTCATAGCCTCTGCTAACGGTTTCCAATCTTGCGGTTCTAGTTCTTCGTCTAGCACCCAATAAGCATGTAGGCCGTTGCCCGACTTCACTGTCAAAGGCTTCGGTAGTTTAAGGTCAGATATAAATTTACCTAACGCTACCAACCCCTCTTTCCATGACGGGAATGGCTTGTCTTCGCCGCAATCTACATCAAGAGCGACTAACTTCGTGGCTCTCACGTTGTCCTGTTTCCGGTTGCCTTTATTAGCAAATGATGAAACAGCAAAATAAACATTCTTATCTGGTTGCGCTTTATCCGATCTAAGACAAGACGCGGCCAGTTCGTCTACCGTGTCAAAAAAGCCTTGTTGTACTTTTCCTTCTGGGCTTATTAGAGTTGTTACGTAATACCCTTCTGACGGTAGAACCCTCTGGAGAAACTCCAATGTGTTCATACTTACCACCTTCATAGTTGAGGAAGGGGACTCTCGTCCCCCTCTCATGTACCTTATTCCTGTTCTTCAAAAATCTCAAGAAGCCTTTGGAATCTGTGCTTCTGCTCAAGAGCAATAACATCTGGCTGAGGCCACCCTTGAGACATAGTCGCAAGGAGTGATTTTAGTACAGCACGAACACGTTCGTCGTTCTTTTTGCGGACGGGCTTGCCCTTAACCCATCCATAATACGTCATTCGTGATACACCTAGTAGCTCTGCCATGTTAGATGTAGTCAAAAGCATATGTCTCCGCAGTGCTTCCACTTTCGTGAAATCTAGCGGCGGCATATTAGTCATCAGATACATCCCCTACAAGTGCGGCGATTTCAGCGGCTAGGTCATCAGCTTCCCCATTTACAACAGGTGCGGCCTTCGGTTCTTCAGCTACCTTTGGCTTCTCTGGTGCAGGTTCAGCTTTTTTCTTAGCTCCGAACCCCTTTACTGGTGCGGGTTCTGGTTCTGGCTCCGGTGCTTTCTCAACAACAGGTGCAGGCTTTTCAATCTGCGGTACTTCAGCAGGCGCACTTGTGGCACTCGCTTCTCCTGTGATGATCTTGACCTGCTCTGTACCGAACAGTTTGTCAACAGCTTTCTGTGTGTCCTCATCATTGAACCCGCCAAACCCAAACTTGAGTTTAGGGAATGACGCTTCGGTATCAAACGTGATACGAGTACGCACAATCTCCGGTGCAATACCACGAACAGATAGTTCCTTCTGGTATGCGTTTAGATTCTTGAGTGCCGCAGGTGTTACTTGCAGTAGGTATACAGAACCCATTGGGTCATCTGCCGCCACAATAGCTAGACGCTTCTGGTCTGAACAAGCCTTAACTTGTTGTCCGTTGGCTGTCACCTTCGATCCCCAAGCATTCTTAGGGCAAGATGCGCACAGATCATTTTGTGGTTCGCCACTATCAGCCGCAGGGCGGATACCGTCTAGTGAGTAACAGTCTGGTGCAGAAGGTTCTGCGTCTTTGCTCCATTCCTTTGCATAGAAAGTTTTGGATAACTTCGGGTTAGCACCTACGATGATTGCTTCCAGAACTGTACTGTCTAGTACAGTTTCATTACCGTCTTCTACGATGCGGAAGCGGCTACCCTTCAGTGAGATTCGTGGGTATCCATCGCCACCTGTTTGACTGATGCCTCCCATCAACGACTGTGCAAGTGCTGATGGTTTGCCTACTTTATCTGCCAAGTGTGCAGGTACTTGAATGTTAGTTGGTACAAGATCGCTCATTGTCATCTCCTAGTCTTCGACTTTGTTTACGGGTTTACGAATGTTTACATCAATGCGTGTCCCGTAATTCACACCTGATGGAACTGCTTTGTTCTGTTCGATATAGCCACGAACAGCGTTCTTACTGACTCGCTTCTCTAGCATGTCGTAGGCTTCGTTCTCTTTTACAAAATTAAGAACTTGATCCCAGTCAGCTACATTCGCAAAGTCATTAGTGGTTAGAAAGGCTGTGCCGTGGCCTGTCTTAAAAGACGTAACACCATCAGCGTCAGCTTTCTCCTTTATCCATGCTTCAAGCTTCAACATCTTGTCCTTGATTCCTTTGACCTTCTCTTTGGTCTCGGCCTCAATGGCTTCTTTCTGATGCCTATACTTCAAATAAGCTTGGATAACTTCATCTACTGTTAAAGACATAAGTCACCTCGTCTCTTGTTGTATCAAATCAAGAAGCAAGCCTTGTAGTTTCTGCTTGTTCTTCAACCGTTGGTACATCTTGTACTCGATTTCAGTAGCTTCGATGTGAACCACGTTCGATACATGTTTCTTTCCGATTCGTTCGATACGTCCATTAGCTTGGACATACTGCTCGTTGCTTGTGATTGGCCCATACCATATGACTGTTGACGCAGACGTAAGGGTTAGCCCATGTGCCATCGTTGCAGGGTGGGCAATAAGTACATGCGGGTCTTTAGCGTTCTGAAAGTTATGGAATATTTCGTTGCGTTTACCTGATGAAACTTCACCGTTGACAACGCCTACTGTCCAAGTCTTTGAAAGCTCTTTCTCCAACATGTGTAAGGTTCCTGTTAGTGGAACGAATACAATTACTTTCTGTCCTGTTTCTTGAATCACCTCCTTTACAGCGTTTACTCGTGGCGCACAGTTGATCTCAATGTTTCGACCATCATCGCCATATGCTACACCGCATGAAATCTGAACAAGTTTCTGTAACTTTACAGCTTCATTCACGGCAGTGATAGTGCCTTCCTCTGCCATCTCCGTGACAAAGTGACGCACCATTCTTGTGTAATGATCTTTCTGTTCGTCAGTAAGTTCGACCTTGCGGGTCTGGAATACTGTATCTGGCAGATCAAAACACTCGTCTCGTGTATACCTTACAGCAGGTTGTAGTACGTTCTTTACTATGTCCACAGACTCAGGTCTTGGAACCCACCTATACTGTCCGATCTTCATCATCACCTGCTCTCTAAAAGCAGTATAAGTCTTTGTAAGGTTTGGACTATTTACTAATTTAGCCAATGCCCATGCATCTGTTGGGTCATTAGGTGTTGGCGTACCAGTCATCAACCACAAACGTGTTGCGCCGTTCTTATCCATCCACTTACGAAATGCTTTGAACCTGTTCGTCGATGGATTACGCAACACAGCCGCTTCGTCCACGATAACTAGGTCAAACATTCCCTGACATTCCTCGGATATAATCCCGAATCCGTCGTGGTTAATAATATAGAAGTCAGCTTTGGTCTTGAGCAACTTCCTACGTCTCGCCGCAGTCCCATGTAAAGTAACATGACTACGGTTTGGGAACCCCATAAATACTCCGTCACCCCATACACGTTCTAGCGTGGACAAAGGTGAAATAATTAGACACTTCTTTACAGCACCCACTTCCATCAAGTAGTCAGCCGCCCAAAGAGATGCCTGTGTCTTACCAGTACCGATCTCGTTAAGTACCAAAGCTCTCTGATTCATTGTCAGGAAAGCCGCTGTCATCTTCTGGTGTTCGTAAGGCTCAAACTTACCAACCCAATCATAGTAATGCAGGATAGGTGATGGTGCTTTGATACCCAGATTCCGTAGAACCTTGACCTCATCTAGCTTGTGAGGTGCAACTACCAAGTCCTTCCCTTTGAAGTTCAAAACTTTAGCAGTTGGTATAGTATCCAACACTTTGTTTGGGTGTGTCAGTTTAAGAGCTAAAGCCTTGGCTTGCTCAACGACAATCATCCCAACCACTCCTGTATGTATTGACGCACTTGGTCAATGGTCTCGTCATCGTAAACGAGAAAGCATTTGCCACCGGCATTCTCAATCTCCTCCATACACTTTACTTGTAGGGCGGTAGGGCGTTTTGTTTTGTCTGCCTTACACTCTATACCTACAAACCTTCCACCAATAATAGCCACCTTATCTGGTATACCCGACCGTCCGAACGGCCCTGCCTGTGGGTTGTAATACCATACGTTGTTGGCTTTAAGCATCTTGTCAAGTTTACGCTTAATCTTTCCTTCTGGGGTATTCGACATTATTTATACATACCTGTCAAGTTAAATGTTTGCGTAATCGCACATATGTTTTGCAGGGCAATACCTACATAAACCGCTAGGCTTGGCAGGCCAGTTGTCACTTTCTTGTGATGCGTAGATTCTCCGTATACGCGATATTAAATCTGCCCACATCGCATTGGATTGTTCGCGTTTGAAAGTCTCCGAGTCCATAGATAAATCTTTTAGCCATATAAAAGAAGTCTTGATCTCGTCCACCTGCGGGTAATGCTTCCATACTTGTAGTGCGAACATCTGTAACTGTGTGAAGTCAGGTCTACGCTTGCCTGTCTTCCAATCCATAACCACCGCCTTATCGTCCTTAATAACCAGAACGTCTAGGATCGACCGCAACCATGCGTCAGGTGCGTACCAATCTGTTGGTGTAAGGTTTTCTGTCAGCGTTAGTTTAAGTTCCGCGTGTAGCTCACCGCCTTTTGCAGACTTTTGTATCGTGTCACACAGTACTTCGTACTTCTCAGCCTCAGCAGGTAGGGGCGTGTCATCTGTCAACCTGTACTCAAGAAACTCGTGTATGCGCTCGCCGTATTTACTGGCTTCACCGCCCATGTCTTGTACTTCTTTAGTCACTCGCTGATGGTAGTAACGCTTCGGGCAGTTCTCATACAGCTTAATAGCCGAGAACGAATGGGATAGTTTCACTTATGTGTCTCCTTGAGCGCATCTAATCCTTCGTCAATCTCGTCAACTAGACTGCGCTGATCTTTCAGCGATAGCTCCAACAAGATGGCCTTGTCTTCTAGCTGATATGCCTTAGCTAACTTGCGCCTTGCGTAAGCTGACAACATCTTGGCATAAGTTTTCTTCAGCTTAATCAATAGTTTACTGTGCTTCACTTTGCATCTCCGTAGTTGTAACCAACACCAGACTCGCAAGCGACAGGTAAATCACTAGCCCAAACCGGAGGAGCCGCCATTCTCTCCTCAATAAATTGTACTGCGTCTGTCTCTTGTTCTTCCGGCACTACGATAATCACTTCATCGTGTACCTGAAACGCAACGTGGTACTTCCTACCAATGGAAGCCATCTGCTCCGCGACGACAATACGAGCCAATGCTTGGACTACGTTCTCTGTAACTTTACCACCGTAGATACGAGTGAACTCTACCTGCCCACCCTGTATATACTTTGTGTATACACGTGCATCGTTGATGTACTCAAAGCCATTTGGTGTCTCTCTGAGTGCAGGGTATCGTATCTTCAGGCCATTGGGTAGCGTTATACCTTCTCTATTGTATGGCAGTAGTTCCGTGATGTTACCTGCGCCTCCATGCGTGATGCCTGTTAAGGCTCGCCCGCACTTCTGCCACAGTGCAACAATCTTAAAGTTCTTCTGACGATATAAGTTTACAATACGCTTGGCCTCGTTCTCGTCTATGTCCACCGAGATGCCGCCCATACCTAATGCGAGTGTGTTCCTAAACTTCTCCGCGCCCATGCCGTAACCTAGGCCAAGTATGCAAGTCTTTCCTACAAAGCGCTCTACCTTGTCGGCTTTAGTTATCTTGCGCCCATATACTTCTGATGCGAACTCACTGTAAACGTCCCGCCCTTCGCGGAAAGCCTGTACTAAATCGTCTTGTCCTGCGATATACGCAACCACCCTAGCTTCGATCTGCGCCGAGTCACAAGTAATAACCTTGTATCCATCGGGGGCTTTCAGTGCGCGTCTAATTGCGTTGTTACCTCTCGATGGTAGGTTCTGTAAATTCAGTTTGTCGCCGCCCGAAAACCTTCCAGTATGTGCGCCGTAGTAGTTCAACATAATGGGCAACCTTCCGCGTTCCGCAACACGCATCAAGTTCTCTGTCCGTGTTTCTTCGATGGTAGATTTAGTCCCAAGTCGTGCGGCTACTAGGTTTTGTACGTCTGGGTTCTCATGCTCCAACAAGTCTGTGAATGGTTTGTCTGTCTTAGCGAAAGCAAATGATTCTTTACCAGTTCTTGGACTCGTTTTCATAGGCGGTTCAACGCCCTGACTCTTGAGTAGCTTGGCAAATATCTGGTTAGACATAAGGGCTTTCTTAATTTGTGCTTCGCTCAAACCCTTCGCAGATAACGTGTCAATAAGTTTACGTTTCTTTGCCTTTACATCTTCGAGGTGGCTAGTCAGCACTTGCGTGTCCAATTCGATAACAGGCTCGGTATACATACGCAAAGTCTGGTCAATGATTAGGAGTTCAGAGACGGGGAAACCTTTCTTGAGTTGCTTGAATAGTTGGTAGGTAATGTCAACGTCATTGATACAGTAACTCGCATACCTATCAAGTTGTTCTGGTGTGAAGTCTGCTCGCCTCTTACCCATAGCGTTGATAACTTCGTCGCCTTTCTCACCTAGTCCATAATGGGCAGTCAGTTTCTTGAGGGAGCCACCTACCATCACGTTGTGTAATGGTCTTGCCATCGACAGGGTATCCAACCATAGCTTCGGTTTGATTCCGTAATGCCATGACAGGATAGCCCCATCGAACACACAGTTGTGTGCAAGTATTGCCTTGTCTGAATAGTCTAGTGACTTTAGAAAAGTCCCAACATCGTTACCACTGTACCAGTCCGTTGGGTGATCGTTGACCTTGATTGCTACACCTATTACTTCAAAGCGAGGGTCACGAATGTATGATTCTGTTGTCATCTTAGACAGTGAAAACTCACGGTCGTAGTAAGTCTCAAAGTCAATGGTAACGATGTCCATTTTTTCTGCGTAGTGGATTAGTTTGTTTAGGTCAGCCACACGATCACCCTTCCTGCGCAAAAGATATTTAAGAATGTTTCCTTCATAAAAGTTGAGGCCAAACTCGTCGATAATATCCCAAGGTTGGATCGAGTGTTTAACGTAGTGTGTCCCACCAACTTGTTTCTCTGTGGTGGTCACAGGCTTTTGGGTAGGAGCAGGTTCAATCTGCTTCATGATCTTGTACACATAGCTGTACGTTACGCCCGTAGCCTTCGATACTTGGTTACAGGTTGCTAAAGGATTCTTCTTTACAAAGTCCTTGATCTTATCTGCTTTAGTTTTCTTCATGGTCATCTCTCTCTTGTAGTTTAAAAACTTCTACACCCTTACCGCAATGCATAGAGTGTAAGGCGGCAGGATCAAAGCCCCTATCTACTGCGTATGGACTCTTGTCGTAAACATAGAGGCCGTCAGTAGCAGACACCACAATAAGTTGTGATGCACATTCTTTATGTAAGAAAGGATACTCGGAGGTTATAGCACCCTTCGCCACCCATTCTCGTAGTTCTAATATCTCTTTTAAGAATCCCACACCGCTAACGATTAGCGTTCCAGAATTTTTACTGTGGACATACCAAGCCTTAGACGACTCCCATTTAAGGGAGCCATCGTTAGCCTGTCTGTCGGTAGCAAGTGACTCACCGTCCCAGACTATAACAGTCATGTGTTCTTCTCCTTTAGCTTGGCCTCGATGCCTCGCAACATTCCCCGCGCTGTCTCTTCTGGTTCGCACCATTTATCCATTGCGTGTTGAATATCCTCATCTGTCAGCCCAACCCACTCACGCTTTTCTTCTGAAGCTTGGATTAGTGCCTTTCGAGCCATTGATAGACTATAAATATCGCCTTCAATCTTGGCTGATAAGTCTTCGAATGTCTGACTAAGATATGCAATCTTGTCGTCAAGTTCTTCCTTTGCGATCTGCAATGCTTCTTCGTATGTCATGCATCTTCGTCCTTCTTGAATACACCGAATCGTCTACGCAATTCGATACTGCTGTCGTTACACACCTTGTCCAATGACTTGTACAAGTCATCGATGTCTGGTTTCTTCTGTACGAAATACCCAGTAGATGAAGTCTGGACAATCCCCTTGAGTAGCTCTTGAGGAAACTCGTTGTCACGAATCGAACTTTCGAGCAGGTTCAACCATTGATCGCTAGCCCAATCGGGTTGTCTCCAATCCCATCTGCCCTGATTACTTCGTTCGTCCCAAACTTCATTGACGATACCGTCCAACGCATGAACTTTGATCCTAGCTTTTACACCTCGTTTGAACTTGGTCAAAGCTCGACGCCATTCTTTACGCTTCTCAGGAATTTCTTCCAACTTGTCATCAGGTCTCGGATTAAGACAGTCCCCAGTGGTTAAGTCAAACTTAATCCCCTTGTAGTAGGAAGGTGAATCCTTGAATGTTTCATTGGCATGGTGAAAATTAGCAGTGCAAGTGCCTGATTTCTCTATGTATCTCTTGTCAAAGCTCTTCACCGTAGTCACACGGTAGAGTCCCTTACGATGCCGGTAGAAAGCTACACCGAACCAACGATGGAAAGCAGATACAAGTGACTGTGAATTGGAGTACATCACTTCGGGTTCAGCAACAAACTCCAACGTGTTGTCAGGTCTCAGCAGAGCAAAGTCCTGTACACCGTAGCCGACTAGCTTAATCATGTACCCTTCGGGGTGAGCAAACATTCTAGTCCAGTTGTTGATAGGCTTACCAACATCAGGGTTACGAACACGTTTCCATAGTCTATCTGCTACCGTGTAGTTAGGTACGCCTTTGTTGTGTAGTGTTAGCCAGTAAAAAATATTGGACATATAGATTCCTTATCGTGTGATTTTGTTTAGAGTTACAGCGGCAGTCATACTGTTGAGGTCAACGTCTAGGTCAGATGCATCTTTTCGGCTACGTTCTGTCAACTTCTTGTGACGTTCTTTCGCTTCGTCAGGTACTAAATCCCAGAGTGCAGGCCATGCCTTTAGTGCAGGTGCTAACGTGGAGTAAGTTGACATGAGTTTGAGTACACCGTCGACGAATGTCTCTTGCTTATGCATCGCTTTGAATACACGCTCTGTGTACTCTTTCATCTGTGGTCTTAGCCAATCCCATCTTGAATCGTTGTAGTCAGCTTGGAACATACGCCATGTCACCCTACCTCCGGTTGGAGCATCTCCATCTTTGTAAGGCCAAGGTGCGGGATTCACAAACATGAGTACTACATCGTCATCAACGCTCCATGTTTTTACCTTCGCAACAGATGATTGCCACACATCGTCGGGGCAGTTAGTAAATCCGCCGAATAGTATTCTTTCTTTGCGTTCCATAGCCCAATCAGGTAGTGCATAGAACTTTGCCCTGTCCTCTGCACTGAACATCGTTTCGTAGATACGGGTATGCCACTCGTCAGGGAAGCTGTCCTTAGCTTCCTGAACACTGTCTGTGAACATGTTCCTAGCGTTACCTAGAATCTCAGCTTTAAGACTCTCACTGAATCGTACTGTTGCCATCTCAATTCTCCATCATTACAACTTCGCCGAATGGTGCTTCATCGGCATGAGTAGAAACCCAAAGCACTGGGTAGTCAGGTGCGTCACCAAAGTCATAACAAACCAAGTCGGTCAGGAAGATACATGCGACAGGTTCAATATCGTTGGCTTGCATATACTCAAACACAGGACTGAAAGCTGTACCGCCTCCGCCATGTGGCTTGATTACTGGCTCATCATCTGGCTCATACACATCGTAGTGTGATACCTCGCTGTCAAAGTACAGTACATGAACCTTTGTTGGTCGTTGGTCTGCCCACACTGTGGTGATCTCACTAGCAAATTGGTCAATCTCCTCTTGTCCAATCGAACCAGAGCAGTCAACAGCAAACGCTATCTCACCAAGTCGTTCACCTGTGATGCTAGGTAGATACAAACCCTGATGAATAAACCTACGGTTAGGTCGAGCGAATGATCTGTCCTCTGTTCGTTGCTTGACAATGAACTTCTGTAACACATCACGCCAGTCAACTTTAGGTTGGAGTAACTCACCAACCAAACGCTCTAGTCCTGCGCTCATCTTGCCCATCATCTTCGCTGATTGAGCCGCTTGAGCTACCTTGATTTTCCACTCAGCTTGTTGCTGTGCTTGCTCGGCAGGTGAACCCTCACCATCTTGGCATTGGTCAAACGGTTGTCCTTCACCGCCATACCCTTGGTCACCTTCTGGTGTGTCAGGTAGTGCATTGTAAATACCGTCTGATGTTCCGCCTCCATTGTTGTAGATATGCTCGTCGTGCAGACCGCCTTCGATCATCTTGCCAATGCCCTCATCTACCAACAGCTTGTTGATTACATAGTCACCGGCCATGTTCCACTTGTATGGATCACGCTCACCTCGTCGGAAGTTATGCTCCAACATAGGGTGCATACACTCGTGTGCTACAAGGAACTTGATCTCCTCGTCTGACTTGTCGGTAATGAAGTCAGGATTAAACACAACTTCTTTACCGTTGGTTGCGGCAGTAGGTACATCTTCGCTTAGTCTGAACGGCATGTTCATTGCGATACTACCGATGAATGGATGCTCTAGTATTAGAGCCGTCTTAGCTTTCGCCAGTCTCTTTTCTAAGTTCATTCAACTCCTCCTCCATACGGGATTCACTAATGTCATCTTGGATTTTAGTGAGAGCGCTAACGCCCTCACCATATGGCATGTGATGTAGTAGAAGCTCGATCAGTAAAGCGACAGGCATATCATGCAGTCTGTCATGCATTACATTCCAAGCATCAGGCCAAAGTTTACGCAGTTCGTCCTGCTCTACATTGTTCATATCATGCCCCCATGAAAGCACCCATCTTGTCCATGATGACCTTGGCTTCCGCCGCTTTGTCACGACGTAGGTCAGGGTCATTACGGAGTGAGTCTGGGTGATGTCCAACCAATGATTGCTCAACTTCTTGTCGCATAGTCTCCAAGTCAGGATCATCTGCAAAGTTTAGGCGGGACAGTACAGAGCAAATCTCCTTGGTGTTCTCGATCATTGAGTCACGGAAGATTGCCGTAGGGTCTGCAAGTTTCTCTTGCATATGTTTGACTCGTTCATAGAGTCGATTCCATGCTTCCTTCATTGCACTCTGAGCCGCGTCCTGTACACGTTTCTCTACGTCTGATTGAATACGTGACAACTCACTGTCAGAAATCTCAACTCGGAAGTCGTTACTTGGCACAGGGAATATCGCCATGTCCATATTGAACTTGCGCTGTACCTCGTGCAGTGGTGGGTAGTCAGCATCGTTGTACAAACTACCAAGGAACCGTTGAGCATCAGCTTTCAAGCTGTTGTACTGTGAGAAAAACTCGTTACACAGATGCTCAAACTCCGCTTTCTCCTTACGGAACTCGGTCATAAAGTTGAGGTAGTTAGCCGATGGTAGGAGCATCGTTCCTTCGATGCCCCAAGGTAGTGTGTTCTTGTAGAACTTGGCACGAACTGCCGTCGCTTTCTTGTGAACATCTGTAAGGTAGTCGTTCATCGGAAGCAAAGACTTGTTGTACCGTCCTGCTGACAAGGCAGAATTGTTCTGTATTGCAACCTGTTCAGTCGCTCTCTTGTCATACTTACGGGCGCTCCACTGAGAGATTTGTAGCTGTACTAGCAACGCTTTATCTGAAAGTTTCATGTCGTTCTCCTTAGAACAATACGTCTTGGTGATTGATCGCCCAGTTAGTAAACGCTTGCGTTGAGGCTAACTCGGGTTTCTTACGGGCGGCATAGCTGATGGACAACACACTGAACTCTGGAGGCATACGCTCTGCATATGTCGCAACTCGCTCAAAGTTGTTCTCAGTTGCTCGCTCTGCAATGGCGCCAGACAGTGCATACAAAGTCGCAGGATCACTCGGCACATCAGCAGTAGTTGGATTCATGATGATGTTGTCTGGGTTAGGTAGCTTACGGAATATCTTCATAAAGCCCACAAACTCAGCGGCGGCTCCCTCGCCAATAGCACCCTTGAAACACTCGTACTCTGCATCGGGTGACACAGTGCCAAGTACATCGGATACACCCTCAATCCAAGAGCGAGGTGTAGGGTTCTGATCACGCTGTGGATCGAAGTCATGGAGCAAGTTAGGACGGAACCGAATGAATGACACAACCTCTGGCTTAACGCCATTGTCTATTGCGTAACTACACCAGTCGTCAAGGTGTGTCTCTAGCTCGATCACAGTCTCACGGTTACGAAGATGCGATAGAACTCGGTTAGCACCTGCTCTGTCTGACTGCCTGTTACCGGTTGATACAACCATCCAACCTGCTTTCATGGGGACACCATGTAAGGTTCTAGCTTGGCAGATATTGGCAAGAACTTTCTGGAGATCAGCACCGGCTTGGTTCCGGTCGTCGAATAACAAGATACCCTCGTCAGGTATATCGTCTCGCCCTTCAGCAGGATACCAGTCTGGCAGTAGATACCGTAAAGTATCCTCACCAAGTACCGGAATACCGAAGTCCTCGACTAGCATCGTTGGCATATGCTTTTCAATGAAGCCGATCTTTAGCCGTTTTGTGGCGGCTTGTTGCACGATAGAAGTCTTACCACCACCGGGGCTACCCTCGATAGATAGTGACCGTTTAATTGGGAACAAGTCCACGATTGTTTGACTGACTGTATTAGCTCGCATGATTGTCTCCTTTATAGAGCTTATGGTCTGGGCCATAGGACACAACTTGTCCTTCCTTACGATGTTTTTTAGCGATCATTTTATCGTTGAAGTAAAGAGGCTCACCGTTCTCCCCTTTAACAACTGCTCCGCCCTTACCGTCTTTAATGACAAAGAGTTTCAACACTCTACTCATGGGTTACACCCTCCCAAATATGCTGTAAAGTTACGCAAGAGTTTGCTTCTGTCCACAAACTCTCGTCCCATGTTTGACAACCCAACATGAAGTTGAGTAGTGCAAACGCAAACATGAAGCCAATACCCACCGTGAGTAATAGCCACATGACAGACTCCAAGATCCTCCGCATTAGAGAATACCTAAAGCCTGATACACATACACCGCTACCACCGAAGCAATAGCACCGTATAGTATCCACAACAAAGTCTCTCGGTTCATCGGACGTTACCTCCCTTGTTATTGAGACCCTTTAGATCATCCTTATCAGTGATAAGAATGTAGTTAGACTTGTGCATTGGGGCTACTGTAAACTTCCGCTGTATAGCGATAGCCTCACCACATGATAAACATGTGGTATAGCCCAAAGCCACTCGTTGAGGTGTGATGTATTCACCACACCTTACACAGTTAAACTCGGCCACTTTCATAGTCCTTTTTCCAAGCCTGATAAGCCGCTTGATGAGACGGATAGTAAGTAAAGTTTAATCGGCGACAGTTAGCACTGTGCCATTCATCAGGTCTATTGTACTCGTCCTCATGTAAAGACCAACACATATAGTTACCTGAAAAGTAGCCATGAATACCTGACTGAGTTACTGACTTGTGAACACGTTGCATATAAACACCTGTAAAGTTGCTGATAAGAAACAGGAAAAGGGACTGCAACATAGTCACAGTCCCTATCGCCATTAGCAGATTTTAGTAGGCCCTTTAGAAGGTTCTTTAGTAGCACCCTCTTTAGTAGGTAAGTATGCAATGTAAGGTTGAGCACCTCTACCAGTTAACATTACCGGAGTAAGTCCAGTATACTTGTCGTCAGTAGGTTGCGGTATGAAGAAGTTGTAAACTGCATTTGTCTTCTTAGAACAAGACAACTCTACAAGCTTCTTAACTAACTCGTCTAAGTTACCACGATTGTACTGACCATTAGGATCAGCTTGTAAGTAGTAACGAGTCTCTTTACCGTTCATCATAATTGAACAGTTACCATCAAAAATCTTAGCCATGATAAGCTCCTTTAGATAAGTTTACATAAGATTGTTAAGTTGTGTTATCAAATATAAATATTTAACAAACACAACTGCCGAAGCCCTGCCAGTATGCCCTCGCCCCGACCGAGTGTCAAGTTGGCCCTGTATACTATTGTCATAAGTACTATACATGTACATATATCTACTTATTGTGGTGCGTATGCTTGTCAAGTATGGTCAACAGATAGAAAAATAGATAGTAAAAACGCGCGGTATATCAACGACTTACGGTTAGGTATCTAAAATATATAGTTTTTTTGCGGTAATGTGGCGACGGTCTTAGTGTATTGTATCGGTATATCCCAAAACATATCCGTGGTGTATGTATTTTTACTATATAATTTATATAAAATAGATAGTAGTAGTGTATTGTTTTGCCTAGATCCCTTGGTATTGCTGTGTTTTACCACTTTGTAGTGTCAAGTTTAGGTATACAAAACACGAATAAGTTTACACACACCGAAGTAGATAGTGTAGATAGTGCCGTTACCTTACATTTATAGTGTATAAATCGCGCGATTTCATGGATTTTGACGAGCCGAAACCCCCCGAGCAATGGGCTATATATAGCACTTTACAAATTGTGGGCACAAAAAAGGGGCTTTCGCCCCTCTCCTGTTACTCTGGTAGTTGTTTGCAGGTTATCATCGCACCCATTGCGAAGGTTAGTATTCCTATCAGGCTGATGCCGAACCAGATTGCTAGTTCCCAGCCAACCATGTTGTGGTATTCCATTGTTCCAACCGATGCGAAGATCAGGAAGAATCCAATAAGAACAAATGTTATGCCTAAGTACTTCATAGTTTACACTCCGTAGTGTTAAAGGTGGCTCCCCTTGCGGGGAGCCGGTTAGTTTACGCTTTCTCCCAGATCGAGATTCGATGCTGAGGGATTTGCTCTTCGCCGAAGATTAGTTCCAGTTTGAAGTCCAGCGCGGAGTTTACGTCGTGGAACCATCTAAAGTAGAGTGTTCCGTATGCAACCCAGTCCACGCAGTACTTGCGCACTTTAGCTTTAGCTTTTTTCTCAACTTTCATAGTTTCCTCCAGTTTGAGAAGTGGCTCCCCTTGCGGGGAGCCGGTTGGTTAGCAGATCTTCGTGGCCGAAGCTCTGTTTGAAGGCTTAGCTGAGTCGATGTTCAACTTCAGCTTGGGAACCATGAAGGTCACCCCAGTTTTGGTCTTGGCTCGGCAAGCAACCAGTTGGACTGATTTTGCCTCCTCAAGATACTTGGCAAATTGCGTTGCGCTGTATTTGCCGGTGGTGGGGAACTTGTGGCCCTGCTTGTCTACCCAGAGTGAGTAGGAGCTGAGAGCCAGTTTGCTCGCCTTGAGACCTTTGGCAATCGCTTCGGCGAAAGCCTCAGCATTGGTTGCGTCGAAGTCCCCGCTTGCATCACGCTTGATGAAAGCTACACCTTGCTCGTTGTTAGAAGGTACGAGCGACACCTTTCCTTCAAAGTTAGCCATTGCTAATCTCCAGAATATGCCCACATTGTGAAAGAGCGTGTGGGCTTTCGCCCTGTTGGCGGGTGCTTCCCGACAACAATTTCAGTATTACCGAACCTGACATCATTGTCAAGTTACCCTATTTTAGGGGCTTTCAGAACCGCTTCGCACCGGCTATCAGGTGAGCTATTGCACCCACTAGGGAGGGGGGCAGTTGGACTGCTTGCGCGACCCCCCACCCCGGATAAGTAAACCGCTTAAAGCAAGACCCAAAAAATAGAACGTGTAAAGTTTTGACTTGTTCAAATTTTTGTCACACTATATGCGTACTTTCGTGGAGACACCCAAGCGTAGGAGGCGTGGGATGCCCTACAAAGACCCTGAGAAGCGAAAAGCGTACGCTAAACAGTACCAGTCAGATTGGTACTCCCGTAATAAAGAGCGCCACAAAGAAACCACACGGCGGAACCAACGACGGTATCGAGATGAGTGGGAAGAATTTAAGGGTAAACAGAAATGCTTTAAGTGCGAGTTTAGTCATCCAGCCGCCATCGACTTCCACCACATAAACCGGAACGACCCCGATAAACTTAGAGTCAACCAACTGGTTTCCCAGAAGAGCTATAAGAAGGCTATAAAGGAAGCAACCGAGAAATGCATCCCATTGTGCTCTAACTGTCATCGTATACTGCACTGGGAAGAACATTACGACGTAGACGTTGACACATAAGTAAACTACTGAATATAGTCAGCGTATGGATACATTACCTCTTAAACATACCAAGTGGTCTGATCGCCTCGCCTTTGATGTGGCGTTAATGCTTGAGGGCAGCGGTGAGACACTTGACGAAGTCAAGGATAGGCACGCAATTAGCGCAGCCGACTTGGTTGTATTTAATAAAGACCCAGTATTTCTAAAGAAGGTCGAGTCTTACCGCGACGAAGTTCGTGATAAAGGCATGACGTTCAAGTTGAAGGCCCGTGCACAGGCGGAAGAACTGCTGACAACAAGTTGGACGTTGATCCATAGTCCGGATGTGTCGCCAGCAGTTAAAGCTGACTTAATCAAGTCAACCGTAAAGTGGGGCGGGCTAGAGCCTAAAAACGAAGTAAATGCGGAGGGCGCAGGTGGCGGAGTTAAAATTACAATTAACCTCGGAGGTCAAGACCACGCAGCAACTGTTATTGATGCGGAACCTGTTGAATCAGTTCCAGAAGAAGTACGAGGGGATGCCGGTAGCAACCTTCTCGACGCTGGCTGAGTGTAATGCAGTATGCACTACACTGAATGCGTTAGGTGTTCAGTATAAACAAAAGATATTTAAAAAGAAGCAGATGAAGAACAAGTTCGGTGTTCTGCTTTTAGAAGATGTACCGAGTCAGCGGTGTCCTAGGTGTGGTGACCTGACAATTACGCAAGACTGGTGCAAGAGTTGTGGCGAGATAACTTTACTGGACGAATATGGCTCTTGAGATTGATTACACTCCTCCATTAACTGGCAAGAAGTTTATGGAGTCTGATGCTAAGATGCGTGTACTGATGGGGCCAGTTGGGTCTGGCAAATCTGTAACGTGTTCTTTTGAGATCGTCAGACGGGCGACAATGCAGGAGCCAAATGAGCAAGGGATTCGCAAGACGAGGGCGGCGATTGTCCGTGAGACGGCACGCCAACTTCAGGATACAACCATCAAGACCTTCCTCGACTGGTTCCCACCCGGAGTCTGCGGCGACTATATGCGCACAACCAAAACCTACTTCTTCAAAGTCGGAGACGTAGAGTGTGAAATTATGTTCCGTGCACTTGATGATGCGGACGACGTTGCTAACTTGAACTCATTGGAACTTTCGTTTGCTTGGTTTAACGAGTGTCGGGACATCCACCCTGATATTGTAGATGCGATGTCTAAACGTGTTGGCCGTTTTCCATCTAAGAAAGACGGCGGGCCATCATGGCATGGGATGTGGGGGGATACTAACCCACCAACTATGGATACATGGTGGTACTACCAGATGGAGAAGCTCGATCCAAAAGATGGTGTATCTCCTAATGACAACGGGTGGGATGTGTTTAAACAGCCGTCCGGACGCAGCGCGTTTGCTGAAAACGTCGAGAACCTACCAGATGGCTACTACGATACTCAAGGTCGGTCTGACGAGTATATCCGCGTGTTTATCGACGGCGAGTATGGACTAAGTTCAGCTGGTCAACCTGTATATAAATACTTTCGACCTGACTACCACATGGCGAAAGAGCGCGTGCAACATATTGAGAATGGTATGCGCCCTATTGTTGTCGGTATGGATTTGGGACTCACACCAGCTGCGGTTATAGGGCAGCAAGACCCAAGAGGGAGGGTTCTAATCCTAGACGAGGCTGTAAGCTTTGATATGGGTATTCAGCGTTTTGTTCGCACCGTGCTCAAGCCACTTATATACGAAAGGTTTTCCGGTGCCCCGATTATGGTAGTTGTCGATCCCGCCGGTATTCAGCGAGCGCAGACTGATGAGCGTAGTGCGGTTGACATTATTAAAGCAGAAGGTCTGCGCGTCATACCTGCTAAGACTAATAGTGTGTCGGCACGTTTGTCTGCGGTCGATGATTATCTCATGAGGCAGGTCGATGGCGATAGTGCGTTCTTAGTTGACCCTCGGTGCACTCAGCTTAAAGCAGCCATGATGGGCGGCTATAGGTTCCACCACAAGAATGGCAACATTGAGAAGAACAAACACTCTCACGTTGCTGAGGCTCTACAATACTTCATGCTACACGTTGCGACAGCAGGTGAAGGCGTAATCATGGCGCAAAAAAGAGACGTCAAAAGAGTTGCAGCTTCGGGTTGGACTTGATATGTTCAGTTTGTCATCCCGACTACGATTCCTTCGTACACCACCTACCCTCCACCGATTGCCCCGGTGGGGGGTTTCTTTTTGTCACTTGCGTGTATACTTGTTGACATGTATAAATCAACTGTATAACCCCTACAGGAGTTAGCTATGAACTGCGGACAAGGTAAACCTTACACTTTGTATTCTACGAATCCTCGCGCTGGTCGCCCTAAAGAAAGCTACGCTACTGGCGGGGTAGTTGAAGAAGATACACGAATTGAACCTGTACGTTCTTACCGGAACGGTGGGTACATCTACACAGATAAGAACGATCCAGATACCGTAAAAGATATGGACGAGGATATGTAATGGCCAAAAAAGTTGATACTCGTGTAGAAGGCCGTGGATTGGTGTATGACTACTACGACACCACAATGGTTGAGCAGGCCAAAGCGCCGAAGGCTCGCTATAAAGAAGAGTTCAAGGTCGGCAAGCCTAAGACTATCTCTAAGCCGGGAGAAGTTACGTACTACGGCGAAGAGTTCAAATCTCAGGCGCAGGAGCTTAGTGACAAACGTAATGCAGCTTATGTACGTCGCCAGTCTAATGAATACATTCGCACTGGTACGGCAGCACCGGCGGATAAAGTTTCTGATGCGCTAGCAGGTATCAACACCGGTAAGTTACGTACTGAGGGCTACACGGAAGCTACTACTGCGGCTAGACGAGCAGAAAAAACCAGAGCGTTAGAAACTATGAAGCGCCAGATGGAAGGCTTCGCTACTAATACGGGCGGTAATCTACGCATGGCCGCTAAGCGTACACAGAGTCTAGCGAACTTTATGCGCCCCACTAAATCCGATGAGGAGCTTAGTTAATGTTACGTGTCGTTGATAACGCAACACTGCGTAAGCAGGAGCAGGAGGCGATTGATAAAGAACTCGCTGCTCGTCAGAACGACCGCGTTATTCTCGGTCTTACGGGACATTTGCGTGCCTGCTGGGACGCAGCTCGCCAAGCTAAAAAACCTATTGAAAACATTATGTTACGTGCTTTACGCCAGCGCAACGGCGAGTATGAGGCGGACAAGCTAGCTCAGATTCATGAGCAGGGCGGGTCTGACATCTACATGATGATTACTGAAGTTAAGTGCCGCGCAGCTGAAAGCTGGCTGCGAGACATTTTGCTCGACACGGGTACACCCCCTTGGGACATCCAACCCACTCCAATTCCTGATCTTGCACCAGAACAAGTATCTGAGCTACAGAATGCGTATGCAGAAGTGGTAGTAAAGATGGTTGAGTCCGAAGGTCGCGCCCCTACACAGCAAGAGATGCGTGAACTCAAAGAGATGGTAGGACAAGAGTACCGGTTTAAGTTGTTGCAAGAAGCAGACAACCGTGCGCAGAAGATGAAGATCAAAATCCAAGATCAGTTCGCGCAAGGTGGTTGGGGTGAATCTTTCAATGACTTCATTACTGACTTAGCCACGTACCCTTGTGCGTTTGTCAAAGGGCCGGTTGTTAGACGTCAGCGTAAACTATCATATATACGCGACGAAGATGGCCGTACTACAGTACAAGCAGACGAAGTTATTGCACCTGAGTTTGAGCGTGTTGATCCTTTCCGTATCTATCCAGAGCCGGGGATTACACACATAAACGAAGGATATTTGTTTGAACATCATCCACTTAGCCGTACTGAGCTAGCAGACTTGATCGGTGTTCCGGGCTATGACGATGACGCCATCCGTAAACTTCTTGACGTCGGTAACGGCTCTAGTTGGATCAACGAAGACGTAGAGTTAATTAAGGATGAGGAAGAGCGTAAGTTCCATTCATTCAATCGTCCTACAGAAGTGTTCGATGCCTTAGAGTTCTGGGGCAAGGTTACGGGTAAGATGCTCATCGAGTGGGGTCTTTCAGAAGAAGAGATTGATGATCCAGCACGCGAGTACGATGCCAACGTATGGATTGTAGGTAATTACGTAATTAAGGCGATTCTGAACTATGACCCCCTTGGAGAGAAACCATATGCTAAAACTTCTTTTATCAAGCGGCCCGGGTCGTTTTGGGGAAGCGGCATACCAGAAATTATCGAAGACTTGCAGAACGTATGTAACGCTGCTGCACGTGCGCTTGTTAACAATATGGGTATCGCTTCTGGCCCTCAGGTTGAGGTTAACCTCGAACGTATACCGCCAAATGAAGATATTACGCAGCTTCATCCTTGGAAGATTTGGCAAGTAACAAACGATCCACTTGGGTCTAGCGCACCAGCTGTACGCTTCACACAGCCAGATGACAATGCAAATACATTACTTGGCGTTTACGATAAGTTTGCGAAGATGGCAGATGACCACTCAGGCATTCCGTCGTATACACACGGCGATATAAATGTGCAGGGCGCTGGTCGTACAGCTTCTGGTCTATCTATGCTTATGGGGTCTGCCGGTAAAGGTATCCGCCAAGTTGTGATGCACATTGACAGCGATGTAATCAAACCTATTGTCCACCGTCAGTTTGTGTACAACATGCGCTACGACGAGGACGAATCAATTAAGGGTGACGTTGAAATCCTACCAAAAGGTTCTATCAACCTTGCGGTTAAAGAGACTGTCAACGTTCGCCGTCTCGAGTTCCTTAACGCAACCGCCAATCAGATCGATATGGAGATCGTTGGTAAGGATGGCCGCGCCGCGATTCTTCGTGAAGTGGCTAAAGGGTTGCAGATGCCTGTGGATGACATCATCCCATCTAGGGAGAAAGAAGGGTATACGAATAGGGTACAAGCCCGTATGCAGCTTGAGGCCGCTAAGGCAGAGCAAGCGGCAGGCGGCAGTACACCTACTCAGCCTGACGGAACCCCTAAAGGTGGGCGTGATGCAAACACAGTTAGTAACCGCGACACTGGAGCAGCGTGATGATTCGCCCTACTCCAGAACTTACTAAGGCACTAGCCGCAAGTGTCCGCCAATATCCAGTGATAGCTGAATGGCTAGAGGAATGGCGGATGCATGAGCTAGAGCAGCTACCTAATGTCGCAGTAAACACGACACTTGCACAGGGGCGGTGTCAGGTTTTAGCAGAACTTTCTAAGTTCGTTAGTGAGTCCCCTGATATAGCGGCAAAGTCAAAATGACAGCTGTTAATTACGCACACCGATAGGAGCGTTCAACTATGGCAATACCAGAGCAAGTTCGTAAACAGTCTGAGGAAGTACAGGAACTGTATAAACAGTTAAACGGCGATAGTGAAGAGGTACAGGCAGAAAATGCCGAGGCCGCTAACGAAGCTGTTGAAGCTAATACACAGGACTCCGACTCCGACAGTGGTTACAAACAAGCACCTCAGTCTACTACCGAGGAGCAAGGACAGGTAGACACTAAGAGTAAAGATACTTGGGAGCAGAAGTACAAAACACTGCAAGGGATGTATAACGCTGAGGTTCCAAAGCTAAACGCTTCGAACCGTGAGTTACAGTCTCGTGTTGCCCAAATGGAAGAGCTGCTTAGCAATCTTTCAAATCAACCCGTACAACAACCGGCGACGAGCCACGATCCGTTAATCACGGATAAAGACGTTGAAGAGTACGGTGATTCGATTGATGTTATGCGTCGTGCTGCCCGTGAAGAGTTTTCTTCAGCGGATCAGCGAGTAGCTCAGTTGGAAGCACAACTTCGACAGTTGCAAGCTAGCGTAGTACCGCAGGTACAACAGATTTCGCAGAAGCAGGCACAGTCAGTCGAACAGGAGTTTTGGGCTAATCTTTCAAGGAAAGTACCTAACTGGAATGAGATAAATGACGACCAGAACTTCCAGTCTTGGTTGTTGGATATTGATCCCCTAACAGGTATTAGCCGCCAGACGTATTTAGAGGACGCGCAAGCTAACCTAGATGCGAATCGAGTTGCTAGTTTCTTTGCTGCTTGGGAGCAGGCAAATGGTAGGTCAGTTGCTCAAACCAATCGGAAGGCTCAGTCTTCACAGTTGGAGAAGCAGGTAGCGCCGGGGCGTGGACGCTCTAGCCCATCTACGATGCCAAATGAAGGCCAGACGTATACCAATGAGGATATTAAGTCGTTCTTCGACCGTGTTCGTAAAGGGTATTACAAAGGTCGTGAAGATGAGCGTGGCCGAATAGAACGTGACATTTTCGCTGCACAGCGGGAAGGTCGCATTGTCACTGCTTAATTAGCTAAAAGGAGCTTATCATGGCATTCCCAGTAAACTCGCCGCGTACAGTGGACTACAGCGGCAACTTCATCCCCGAAATTTGGTCGGGCAAACTCATCGAGAACTTCTACGATGCAACCGTTCTGGCAGCTATTGCTAACACGGACTACGAAGGTGAAATCCGTCAGTTTGGCGACACCATCAACATCCGTACAACACCAGAACTTACTATCCGTGACTACGAGAAGGGTATGACTCTTCAGCTGGAAAACCCAGACAAAGCGAAGTTGCAGATGGTTATCGACAAAGGCGAATACTTCGCTTGTGTTGAAGACGACGTTGATCAGATTCAGTCTGACGTTAACCTGATGGATATGTGGTCTAAGGACGCTTCAGAGCGTATGAAGATCAAGATCGACCAGCGCGTTCTGACTGACATGTTGACTGACGTTTCTTCAGACAACAAAGGCGCGACAGCAGGTCGCATCTCTGGCGACATCAATCTTGGTGTTACCGGCACTCCTTTGGCACTTACTAAGTCTAATGTCATCGACACTATCGTTGACATGGGTACAGTACTTGACGAAGCGAATGCTCCAGAAGGCGACCGTTTCTTGGTCATCCCTGCCAAAATGGCCGGTATGATTAAGCAGTCTGACCTGAAAGATGCGTCTATCACTGGTGACGGTACTTCGCCTCTGCGCAATGGCCGTCTCGGTCAGATCGACCGCTTCACTGTTTACGTTTCTCACAACTTGAAGAAAGCAAGCGATGAGTTCAGCGTAATTGCAGGTCACAAGATGGGTCTGACGTTTGCGTCTCAGATGACAAACATGGAAACCATCCGCTCAGAGACAACCTTCGGTAACATCATCCGTGGCCTACAAGTGTACGGCTACAAAGTGGTTAAGCCTGAGAGGAGTGCGTTTATGAGTACCGTCGATCATGGAGTCCAAGCAGTTCAGTTGACAGCGGACGGCGTCATTACCGATAAGCGTGCTTACATCAAGCAGGTCGCGGTATTTCACCCAGTTTCAAGTGATTCGACCTACGAGTTCTACAACTCAAAGACCAGTTCCGTGTCCGGCCTTACCCCGTATCTGTATGAGGTGTACGGTAAGCAAACTGATGTTTTACCTATCCCTGAACCCGGTATATTGTTTACACAGGGTATATATGCGACTGTACCAGCAGGTACGACACTAACTGTATTTTTTGAGGAGGTGTGATGGCCGCTAAAGTCGATAAATCGAAAATGGCTTGTAACAAGCCTAAGCGAACTCCTGACCACCCGAAGAAGTCGCACGTTGTAAAGGCGTGCGAGAACGGTAAAGAGAAGATCATCCGATTTGGCGAGCAAGGTGCAAAAACTGCTGGTAAGCCAAAAGCTGGAGAGTCTGAAGCTATGAAGAAAAAGCGTGCTAGTTTCAAAGCTCGTCACTCTAAGAACATCAAAAAGGGTAAGATGAGCGCGGCATACTGGGCTGATAAGGTTAAATGGTAATGGCTGAGTCGAAGACGAAAAAAGACGCGTGTTACCACAAGGTCAAGAAAGCCTATAAGGTTTGGCCTTCAGCGTATGCTAGCGGTGCATTAGTGCAGTGCCGAAAGGTTGGCGCTGCCAACTGGGGTAAATCAAAGGCCAAGAAAAATGGCAAGTGATAGCCTAAAGAAATGGTTTGGCCGTAATAACGGCAAAGGCTGGGTCGATTGTAAAACAGGCAAACCCTGCGGACGCAGCGGATCAAAAAGTGATAGTAAACGGGAATACCCTGCGTGTAGACCCACTATGGCGCAGTGCAAATCATCTGCTGCCAAAAAAGCGATGCGGAAGAAAAACTCATCTAAACGTGTAAATTGGGATAATTGAGGTAATTCACAATGGCTGGACGTTGGTTAAAAAATATAAATGACGGTGAAATCTATGGCTGGGACGACATCCTTGCTAAAAATCCAAAGTGCGTGGAAGTAACCGAAGAAGAAGCTTTTCCAGAAAAGTTTATGACTAAGACTCAACGCAAGCGTAAACCTAAGGTAAACTTAGAAACTAAGGAGCTACCAGAAGAGCAAAATACCTTTTCTGTGGAGCTATCGGAAGAAGCATCAAGGGGTTTACCTGAATGATACTCAACGATGTAATCACTGAGGTCAGACGTATCCTACAAGATACAAATGATCCAAAACGGTATAGCGATGATGTGTTGCTAGGTTTTGCGAATCAGGCGCTCAAGCGTATTGCTGTGTTGCGCCCAGACCTTTTTGCTTACATCGGCGAGATCCCTTGTGACGAAGGTGCTGTTGTACAGTCAACACCATCTGATTCTATACGCCTTATAGAAATCTACTCAGTGCAAGGCGGTAACGGGATTATTGAGACTAACCGTGAAGCATTAGACCAAGCTTACCCAACATGGATGAATGATCCTGCTGGTTCGGCTGTTAACTTTATGCGACATGTCCGTAACCCGAATAAATTTTTTATCTACCCCAAAGCACCTGCCGATCAGATTCTCATCGGTGAGTATGCTAAAGCACCTCGTGATTATGCAGGTGATGAAACTGTTGACTTACTACCAGATGCGTACGAGCCTGTTGTAATTGATGCGACTGTGTTTATAGCAGAGTCTGTAGATAACGAGCATGTTAACTCCAATCGAGCTTCACTGTTCCAGCAGTCGTTCACTCAAGCCCTTGGTGTTGCTGCCCAGAGCCGCGCGATTACTGACCCAGAACGCGGCGGCCTAGATGAAGAGGATGTGACCTAATGGCTAACCGTAGTTTCTTGTCTGTTGTTAATAGGCTTTCACCTAGTGTTCCGGGGTGTCCTAATCCTGTAGTAGAGCAATACGTTCGGGATGCGGCCATAGAGGCGTGTGAGCGTACGCTAGCGTGGCGATATGAGCAACCACGTATCCGCCTAACCCAAGGTGTGCATGATTACGAGTATGAGGCTCCTGATGAGGCTGAGATACACGCAGTAATTACGGCTACATGTAACAACGAAAGACTACAAGCCTTATCATTGGATCAGCTACATGACATCTATCCAAAATGGCCGTACGGCGGTTCAGATGAATATTCAACACCCCGTTATCTAACACAGTTAGACCCAGACCACTTTGCGGTTGCACCGCTACCGGATGCTACTGAATATGACGTACGTATGATTGTAGCCCTGAAACCTTTACGTACCGCTACTGAAATGGACAAGACTGTTTTGGACGATCTTGAGAATGTAATTATGCACGGTGCGTTACAGCATCTTCTGGTACTTCCAGAACGTACATGGAGCGACAGAGAACTGGCGTCATACCACGCAAAACAGTTTGCCTATAAACTATCTGAGCGCAGAGCGCGGGCTAACTTAGGTAGCTCAAGAGCGTCAATGCGCGTACAGATGCAGAGATTTGCGTGAGGTAATACATGGCAGATGTAATTCGATTAGTAAAAGGCGACTCCAAGCCGGTTATCCAACTCACGCTGACTGATGACATTGCAAACAGTGTCCTTGATATTTCTCAGGCGTCTACCACTGTTTCTGTACGTTTCCGCAAAGCTGGAACAGATACTCTTTTGTCTACTATTAGCTGCACCAAGGTTACAGATGGGACTGACGGCAAGGTTGAGTTTGATTTCAGCGGCGGAGTACTTGATGTAGACCCCGGCCAGTACGAAGGTGAAATTGTTGTGGACTACAACGGTAGCACCCAAACTGTGTATGACTTACTAACATTCAGAGTGCGCGATAATCTGACATGAACATAGGTTTTACATACACGCTGTCAACTACACTGGTAGCGGCTGTCTCAGCTTCTTCCATAAGTGCGGCTGTGTCTGTAAAAGATGTCTCTGCTGTCGCAACACCCACGACTGACGCAGAAGTATCTGTATTTGTCGTACCCCTTACTCCCTTAGCAGAAGAACGTGCCTTTGTATCTGAGGACGCCATTCTTGATATTGAGACAACTAAAGACGACGAGATAGAAGTTACTGAGTCCGACAGTAAAGAAGTTAATATCGCACCAAGCGATGCGGTGACGGTAACTGAATCGACGTTTAAAGTTTTCACCAACCCCGTGGATTTTGATCCCAGCGATGATGATGTTGACCCGACACCTGTCTTTATGGCAGATGCGCAAGAACTCTCATTGACTCGTCCTGATGTCGCGGATAGTACGACTATTGCTGACTCACCAGTTAAAGATGTACAACCAGAATACTCAGATTCAATAAGCTCACCTACTGATGCAATCGACGACTTCGACATAGGTCTAAATAAAGTAGACGCAGTCACCGCATCTGAAGTTATCGACAAGTTTGACGTAACGACAAAGTTTACAGACAACGTTGTGATGTCAGACACGCCTGAGAAGAACTTCACACTTTCTGAGCGTACCGACGGAGTCGAGATACTTGGCGACAACATCAAGGCGTTTAACTCCTCAGTGGACTTTGACCCTAGCGACGACGATGTTGATCCAGACCCAATCACTCCATCTGATGAAATAAACACCATTGGAGTAACGCTAAACAAGGCCGATGCGGTAACTGCTTCAGAGTCTGATGAGAAAGACTTTGAGTTCGGCGGGTTTACTGATGCGGCTATTTTAGGCGATACTCAAGAACTGAACCCAGAGAAGCCCCTGACCGATTCCCTCACAGCGGTGGAGGGTGCAAAATTTAACCCGCACCTAAATAAGACCGACTCGGCTACTGCTACTGATGCGATAACCAAGTTTGATCCACGGTTAGCTAAGGTAGATTCAGTTACTACATCCGACGCAGTTGACGACTTCGACATTACGTTAACAAAAACGGATTCTGTTAACATAACTGACGTTAATGTTAAAAATTTCACAGAAAATGTAGACTTCGACCGCAATGACGCGGACGCCGACCCTGATCCAGTTACTATGACTGAAGCTATCGGGCTAAATCCAAGTAGGCCGTTAAGTGATTCTTTCGCATTCTCCGATGTCCACGTTGTCGATTTCACTAAAGTTTCGACTGATTCGATTACAGCCGCTGAGAGTATCTACCTTAACCTGATACTCGGCGAGTCGAGCTACATGTACCCCAGCCGCGTGGACATATCAGACGGCAGCAATAAGTTTGTGCAAGATTGGTTCCGCTTTAGTAAGCTGGACTACACGGCGCAGCTCAACGGCGGTGATTCACTGCTGAACTCGGCTGTTATATGGGGTGATAGTGCTGAAGATTTGGCACGCGCACCATTTACAGGTGTTATTGGCAGCGACGGTTTTATAGGACAAGTTGTTGTCAATAGCGATACAATCACCTATCCGGACACATCAAATGCTGGACTGGTTGTAAACTTCCTTTATACTGAGGCAGATGATACAACATTAGGTGGTTACTACTTTAACCAAACCCCAATCTCAGCTGGTAGCATTGAGGGCGGGGATCGAACCATCTTGTAACAGGAGCTGACCATGATTCAAGATACCATCAAAATGACCGGCGAGTTGAAGATCACGGTCACAAACCCTGA